TAATGCTTCCAGTAAATCTTCTAGTTATTTTATTAGTCTCATTTAACCATGCAGTTCTAGATGCAAATCTAATTTGTAATGTTTCTGATGTGGAATTTTTATCAAGGACACTCACATCAGTTACATAGAGTTTTTTATACTCATCAGATTCTACAGAAAAATTCAATGCCTCACCAACTTCTGTTTTTATTTTTACAAGAAGAGTACAACCAGCACGAAGAGGTAATGAACTATGAAGTGCTCCCAATCTGTTTTGCTTATCATCGTTTGATTTTGCAGAACCAGAGGTGCTTGATATAACCACCGTCCCAGTAATATAGGGGGATAAGATATTCTCGTAGTAATCAAAACTTATAACTCTAAACTGTGCCTCAGCAATATCAGCACGATTTTGTCCGTCTGCTGATATGATTATAAACTTCTCGTATATAGAACTTTGTGCTGCTGACATTTATGGTATGTTGTGAAGAGAATTTGATGTTCTAGATCTAGACTTAGAAGTATTTAATATAGTAGATCCATTATTAGAACTAGTTGAAATTGGGACAGGTTTTGAGACTTCTACTGGAATAATAACAGTCTTCGTCTTACCTTTATTCTTTTGTGCTTGCGATACTGGAACATTATCAGGTGTCACTCTTGGTTTGGGTTTCAAACTTTGATTCTTTTTAGCACCCTTTCCTATTGAAACATTTACCGATGTTGGTTTTACTGCCTCATATAAAGTTAAAAATGCTTGTTCTGCCTTAGTTCCAGATGTTCCTCCAAGTTCAACACCGATACAACCTGCTGTTCCATTACTACCAATATCATTATGAACCATAACAGCACTTCTTCTTCCGATTGCGCCAGAAGCATTATTAATAAAAGTGGACCAGGTTCCAACTCCCTTAACAAATCCGTGTCTTGCATATGCAACCAAAGGATAGGTTCCATCGGGAAGTGGATATAATCTACCAGAAACATTTGTTCTTTCTGCTTGCGATGTTCCAGCAGTTCTTAGAACACCACTGATAGCTTCCCAACTACCGACTTTCTTACCGCTAGCATCTTTCAATATCAATCTACCAGTGGCACCATCACCATGTCCTATAAAATCTAACATTCCTCCTGGTTTTATTGGTCCAACATTTACTGGTACTGGTGTTTGATCGGGACTGAAAGGAGGTCCTCCACTAGTAGGTGCTCCTCCTCCGAGACTAATACCTTTAAGTTTTTCATTAATCTTTTCATATTTGTCTATATTTTTTCTGTATAATTCTAATGTATCACGATTCATATGAACATTATTATATAATCTTTGGAATGGGTGCCTAATATTCTCAGAAGATTTGGGAGGTGATTGATTTGGTTGCGTTGTTCTAATAATTTCCCCACCCTCATTTCTCTTTTGGGGTTCTGGTGGACTGAAAGGAATTACCGGAATTATAGTTTTAACTGGTTCTGGAACTTTCTCAGTTATTTCTTCAACCTCATCCTGCTCAAACTCTTCTTCGGATGGAAGAGGTCCAAGATTTCCCAATATATTTTCATCAAAGTCAAGTTCTTTTTCCAATGAGTTTAATTCTGCGGTAACTTCTTGCGTCTCACTCTCTACTTTTTTGGGATTAAAGAACGATACTACACCCTCAAATATGGTCTTAGAAGTATTGAATATAAATCCAATAGTTTTTACTGCTCCATCCCAAAGTGGTTTAACAACATTAATAACTTCTTCTGCTTTTGCTATTATTGCAGGTAAGTTATTCACAATTACACCAAGTAAAATACTTCCCGCAAAATTTAATATCTTATCAAGAAAACTAGTGGCAGGACTGGTAATCTTACTAAAAATATTTCCGGCAGTTCCAGAACCAGGAACACTTTCTATATTTTTTTCTTTTAATTTTCTTTTCTCAGATTGTTCTTGTCTTCTTATAAGTGAAGACTTTTGTGCCGAAATCTTTTGACTTTCTTTATTTGAAGATACTAAGAAACTTTTTATATTTGTAACATTTAGTTTTAGTTGTTCTACCTGTCTGGTTTCCATTTACTAAGCTCCAAATATTCCAAATTGTTTTTTCATAAATTCAACATAGAAATTATCAGAATCTTCGGCATCCAGAACAGGAACAGAATCTCCACCTTGTGGTGCTGCTGCTTTTGCCTCAGAAATATTTGATGAAGTATCTGGCAACATTGGTAATGTGGTGATTGTTCCTTCACCATCATCCATAGGCGGTGTTAGTTTTTGTGATGTGTCTCCTCCACCAGTAGTAGGTGGAGATATAGATGCTGCTGCTGTGCTTGCAGAAGTGCCTCCACCCCCTCCACCAGTACTAATTGTTGTGCTACTAGATTTCATACCATCAATAATATTGTCAAAGGATGTCAGAACATTATCAAACTTTTCATTTATATCGGTAAACATTTTAATGTTTTGTTCTTGCATCTTAAATGACAAATCCATTGCCTTAAACAATGCACCTTCATTATTGATGATATCGTTTAGGAACGGTTTAAATTCTTTACTTTGTTTTTTGGGTACAACTGTTTCACCAACAGTTAACTTGGTATCAACTGTGTCTTTGTCGCCAACATCTTTTCCTAGAACTGTTCCGTCTTTTCCGACACCATCAAATGCACCAACATCTTTTGCTACTAGTGCCGCATCAATCGCAACAGATGCAGCAGTTCCCAAACCAGGAACAGTTCCAGAAGCACCAGATGCCAGTTCCATACCAGCACCCACAAAGTCACCAGCAAGTGCTCTTTGAGCACCAAACAATATACCAGCACCCAATCCAATCAGAGGAATCTTTTTCAATACCGCTTTACCAAGACCCTTTGCACCCGCTTTTGCGGCAGTTTTTGCTGCTGCTTTCTTTGCCGCAGATTGTGCCGCTTTTGCACCAAACCTTTGTGATGCCTTCTGTCCTGCTTTTAATGCACCTTTTACTCCTTGTCCACCTTTGAGTGCTCCTCTCATAGCACCCATCACTCTTCCACCTTTTCGGAAGATATTGAATAATGCTTTTATTCCATTCTTTAAGAACTTTGCAACAGCCTTGACTGCCTTAAAGATTTTTATAATCTTACGAACAACCTTGAATATTATTATACCACCAATCAAATAAAGTATCTTCTTCCAATGATTGGCAAGAAACTTAAATATCCCATCAATAATGCCTTGATTTGCCGCCAACCAAGGAAGTGCTTTATTAACTAAAAATCCAGTAAGGACTATTGCTAAAAAATCTTTTATCTTATCAAATATTCCCTTTGCAGGAGCAAGTATTTTATTGCCTATTCCACTTATAATACCACCAGTTTTTTTGACTGCCTCAGCACCCTTTTCTGCTTCTGCTCTTTTCTTTTTATCGGATACTGCTCTTATTTTATTAACTTCTTCTTTATCTCTCGCAATCCTAGAGGCAAAATCAATCGCTAACTGGTTTTGTATTTCTACAAGAATTCTATTTGTTTCTACTAGAGTTTGTTCAACAGGTGTAGATTCTTGCTTTAGATTTTTAGGATCTACATTAGAACCACGATAAATGCTATCATACCCCATTCCTTTGGGAACTTTCATAGCCTTGGGGGAACTTACTGCCGCAGCAGTTCCACGAAAAACTGAAGAGGAAACAGTAGTCTTCCCCAATTTAGGTCTTGATGTTAACGATGGTGCCCTAAATGCCTGACTACTAAATGCCATTCTTTTGCTGATACTTCAGGTTTTCTTCCTCAATATATTGCTGGAGAAGAGATACATAAATTTCTCTTTCCCAAGGTATCATATTTTCCAACTCTGTTAATGAGTATTTATGATGTTGCATCAAGGCAAAATTGGTCTTATAAAAGTTCTCAAGACTTTCATGCGCCATCGCTAGCTGAAAAAACTTGCCAGACCCTCCAGAACAACTTCACTTTTCACTTTTGTATTGGGATTTGTTACTTCAATGATATGAGATAACTTTGGCATAGTCTCAAAAAACTTCTCAATCTCTTTAAATTGTTTTGTATTCATCTGATCTACAAATTCTTGCAATTCTTTTTTTGTAGAATCTGATGCAGACCAAGATTCTTCTTCATTATAAATCGTATCAATACAAGAAACAATTACATCAAGTGATTTATCAACATCACTATCATTGTTTGATGTTTCGAAATTACTTTCAACAAACTGATTCAGAGAGGGATATTTCATTTTGAGGGAAAGATCATCATCTAGTTTAATGATATTGGTGTGCTTTGGATTCTTTTGAACACGAATGCTATCAATATCAATTTCTACCTGAACTTGTGTTTCTCCATCGTCAGGACAAGTGACATTAACCTCAACAGATTCTCCAACAGATTTCGCTCTTACATTTAAGAATATATACTCAATATCAAAAGTAGAAAGATCATTAATCTTAATTCCTCTTGTAAGGATACAGTCGGAAATAACAGTTTTAATTGCATTAGAAATCTGCTTCATATCTTCAGATTCCAGCGCCATAATAAGGATTTTTTCTTCTCTTACAAGGAAAGGACGATACTTGATTTTTTTTCCATTAGAAGGCAATTCCAACTCATAGGTTGGGGTATTAATTTTTGGTAAAGGCATACTAACCCATTATAAGTTCAGTTGTGATTATTTATTGACGATTTATAAACTTGATTTAAAATTGCCTTGAGGTATTTTAGTTCCACCTCTGGTTACAATTGTTCCATCAGTATTTTTTGGTCTTGGTTTTGCCTTTGTTTCTGGGTTAAGAGGAGGTGCAGGAGCATTAGATGCTTTATCCTTTTGATTCATGATATATCTATCATAAGCAAAAGTAACGGTGACTTTTACCAAATCAGCAGATCCATATGAAACTGGAATGGCACTCATTCCTTTAGGAAAAGCATTGAAGAAATCATATTGTAAATATGTTCCGCTTCGTTGATAATCTCGTTCAAATTTAGTTATTGACAATGTATCAACTTTATATCCACTTTCAGTATCATTTGGATAATTAAATCTACGATAATATCCTTTACTATTACTAGGAACTTTTTGATCTGTTCCCGAAATATAATCCATCCACCCCTCAAAAAATTTTATCATATTATAATTGTAATCAACATAGAAAGTAAAATCACTGTCAACATATAGTCTCGTATGAGCAAATTGTTGATTAATACCCTGAAAATTATCCTTTACTTCAGAGGTTGCAAAAGAACTCGTTGGTAAAGTTGCTTCTGCACACATTAATCCTACATTTCTATTGATCCAACTACTATCAACTCCATAATCTCCCTCCAAATATGAAAGAATTTTTTTAGGTATTCCAGAAATATAAACCTGATATTGATTTGATAAGGATGGTGTTACAAGATCGGATCTGTTAAGAGTCCTCATCTTGTAATTTTGAATTAGCGATTCTGCCACTCTAAATACCTTATACGAGTCTTACATTATTAAGTATTTAGATATAAATAAATGGGAATGTAAGTTTATAAATTCCTATGTTATTTGACACGAAAAATTTGAGCAAATCTCTTAATATTGATGATAATGGACCAATTGAATTTGATACAACTAAAGATGAAAAATGGGATTGTTATAATGATAAAACAATAAAAAAAATGTCAAATACTACTGCACTTTATTGGAATAATCTTTCAAAAGATCAAAGAAAAGAAAGGTTAAAAAATCACGGAATGAGTGGAAAAAAGCATTCTCAAAAAACGAAAGATAAAATGAGTAAAAGTGCTACTGGAACAAAAAGACCATCTTTACACAAAAAAGGTGCTTTAATTAAAGATGGTAAAATAGTTGAATTTTCTTGCTTATCGCATTTTTGTAGGGAGCACAAATTAAGTAGTGGTCATGTTTGCGAATTGATGCAAGGAAAAAGAAAATCTGTTAAAGGATGGAAAAATGCCTAAGAAAGAATATCTACAAGGTAAATATAAACCATCAAATCCAGAAAAATATAAAGGAGATGTTTATAATATCATTTATAGAAGTAGTTGGGAAAGAAAATTTCTCTACTACTGCGATATGAATAAAAACATTATAGAATATTCTAGTGAGGAGGTTGTTATTCCCTACAGATCACCACTGGACAATAGATACCACAGATACTTCCCAGACTTTTATATTAAGGTCAAAGAATCTAGTGGTAAAATCAAAAAAATGATTATTGAGATTAAACCACAAAAACAGTGTGTGGAACCAAAGGTTCAGAAAAGAAAGACGAAAGCATATATCTATGAAGTCGTTGAGTATGCCAAGAATCAGGCAAAGTGGAAGGCAGCAGAAGAGTGGTGTCTAGATCGTGGTTATGAGTTTAAGGTTCTTACGGAAAACGAACTCGGTATTAAGTAATGCCAAGAAAAACTCTAAAACAAAGAAGAAATCCAACAGATGATAATGATAATCGTGTGCGTGGAGTGATTGATAATTTAATTGGAACAGAGTCCTCAGATGACAAGATGGAGGAACTGATTAGTGTTCTGAGTGAAAGTGGAACGATTCCAAGTGCTGGTAAGTTTTATACTTTCTTTTATAGTGCTAAGACCAATGGAATACAATATGATGAGTTTCCATTAGTCGCAGTGACAGATGTTTATTCTTGGGGATTTCGTGGTGAAAATTTCCACTGGGGCGGTGAAATGAGAAAGTATAATTATAATCAAGTCGTTGGTCAGTTATATGAAATCTACCCAGAAGAACTTTCTGATGTGGTAGAACTTAGTTTTCGTAAAATTCGCTCTAAATAGTTAGAAAAGCGGATAAATGTCAAGGCAGTCGCGCTCTAAAGAATTAGCAGAACAAAGAGTACAAACACGGGAAGAAGCGGTAAAGAAGCAAGAAGCAGCAGATCTTGCAAGGGCTGGTGAACTTCGTACCAAAAAAGTATCTAATCGTAGAGGTCGTCAAACTGGGACTGCCTATGAAAAGTGGGATGGGAAAAAGTGGACTACGGTAACGAAAGAAGAATACGATAAAGGAAAGGAAAATAAACAAACTCCTCCAAATACTCCATCTCCTCCGACTAATGGTGCCGTATCAACACCACCCCCCAAAAAACAAGAACAGATTACAAAACCAATACCAACTCGGGGTAAAAAGGAAAAATTTAGATCTCTTAGATATCCACAAGATGCCATAGAAAAAGGACAAGATTTCATCAAATTCACTGCCATAACATATAAAAGACAAGGACTTACTGGAGGTCCTGCTGGGGCGGATAAGGCAAATATTTTAGGCACAATACTTCTTCCAATTCCCTCACAAATTAATGATAATAATACTGCAAATTATGGTGCTTCTAGCATGAACTTTCTACAACAGCAAGGACTTGCAGCAGCATCAAATTTGATTGGTGGAGATCTGGGAGGTGCAGCAGATGCAGTAAAAGGTATGGTTGGAAGTTTGGCAGGAAATCCGGAGTTAGTAAAAAATTATTTTGCTATACAGGCAGTAAATACATTTGGTGGAAATTTAAGTCTAGATCAAGTCCTTGCAAGATCTCAGGGCACTATCATTAATCCCAACCAAGAACTCCTGTTCTCTGGTCCTGGATTAAGGCAGTTTAAGTTCTCTTTTAAGTTCACTCCAAGATTCCAAAAAGAGTCTGATGAAATTAAAACCATCATAAAGGCATTTAAGAGAAATATGGCACCAAAAGGTTCTGGTGGAGCATTATTAAACACTCCAAATATTTTCCAAATACAATATATGCAAGGTGACCAGGAACATAGTTTCTTAAACAAGTTTAAGTTGTGTGCTCTTACAAATATGAGCGTTAATTATACTGGTGATGGTGTTCATGCCACTTATTATGATGGAACACCAATCTCAATGCAGATGGATTTGTCATTCAGCGAACTGACACCAATTTACAATGAAGATTATGATGAGTACGATTCAAAAGAAGAGGGAGTAGGGTACTAAAATGGGATACTTCAGAGAACTACCAAATGTTGACTATCAGTCTTTTCTATCTGATAGTCTTTCCTCACAAAGTTACATAACAGTAAAAAACTTATTCAGAAGAAACAAACTCCGTGATGATTTATCAAGAGTCTTCACTATCTTCAACAAATACGAAATTCCAGAAGGTTCTAGACCAGATCTCGTAGCAGAAGAGTTTTATGGAAATGCAGAATTAGATTGGGTGGTCTTATTAACTGCTGGCATTATTAATGTAAGAGACGAATGGCCTCTATCTAATTATCATCTCTACAAATATGCAGAAAACCTTTATGGTATAGATGAATTAAATGATGTTCGTTATTATGAAACCAAAGAGGTTAAGGATTCTAGTGGTAGATTAATTCTTCCAAAAGAAAAGGTCGTTGATTCCAATTTCACAATACCAGATCCCGATGATTACAGAGCAACATTAAATCCAGTAAGACCAGTCACAAACTGGGAATATGAAACCAGAAAGAACAACCAAAAATCTTCTATCTATTTGCTGAGAAGAGAATATCTGCAACAGTTTCTCAATGATATGAGAGAAATTATGACTTATGATTTATCTTCTGAATATGTAAGCGAAGGTCTAATTCAGACTGAGAACACTAGGGTCACTATTCCACAATAGTTTTAGATTCTTATCAAACATCATCACATATCGGTGCTTGCGGGAGCGTTCTTTCCATTCTCCCTCGGCACCTTTTATTTTGCCTCGTGAATGCTTGGTGCCGTCGGCATAGTAGAAATCTTTCTTTGCATCTGATAGACCGCAATACTTGAAATTGCAAGCCCGATAGATTGTGCCACTATGATGGTCGCTATCAGCGTATGAGATAATTGCTTTGACTTCTGTTTCCCTTCTAAGGTTTTTAATCGCCTTTGAAACGAACCAAGAAGTGATATTATACTCTCGTTCCTGAGTATCGGGGTGGATACAAAGCCTTGAGAGCTCGAAGAGTCCTTGTTGTTCATGACGTTCTAACCCAAACGCACCTTTAGCAATTTCTGGAACAGGGAGTCCAGTAAAGATACAAACTCCCTGTATGCCTCCAATATTTAGAGGTGAAAAGTCATTTTTCTTGTATAGACCGTAATTGTAACCAGATTTGAAACTTTTTGAAACATCCTTAAGATAATGAAACCGCAGAAGTAACTCTGCGGCTTCGGATTTGCTTACACGGTCTATTGTGTAATCAGACTTCACTCGTCGGCAAGGCGGGCAAAATAGGACATTGCATCATCGTCCTCATCTTCGTCAGAAGAGGCAACGGTGCGAGTGGGTTTCAGAGAAGACAGTTCATCACGGAGGTCTTCGGTGAGTTCACGGGCAGAACCACGAGTGTTGTCCTCATCAAACTCTTCGGGATCCTGGTAGCGAGGAGTGCCCTTATTACCCAGCACATAGTCAAGGCGCTTCTTCAGAGTCTCATAGTCCTTGAACTGATCAGCAGCAACCAGTTCTGCCAGAGAGTATTGACGCTTCCAGATTGCTTCCATGGCATCATCATCGTCCAGGAGTGCATCAGGACGGGCAAACTCAGAAGAGTCGTAGTTACGATAACCAGCAACGTTCTTTGCCTTCAGTTTGAAGTTAGCACCACCCCAGAAGTCAAACGGATCGATTGCTTCCTCATCCTCAAACTCAGGTTGCATGGCAGCAGTGAGTTTGTCAAAAATCTTCTTGCCAAACTTATACAGGAAGACCTTACCTTCGTTCTCGGGGTTGGCAGGATCCTTGACCACATAGATGTTGGCAATGTAGGTCAGTTTACGCTTCTGCTTGCGTGCTGCTTCCTTACCAGCATCGGTGCCGTTGTTCCACAGCATCGTGTTGTACTCAGACACAGGATCCTTCTGACCCAGGGTGGTCAGAGAGTTCTCAATGTACCAACCACCAGGACCTTGGAATGCATGACTATAGAGTTTGACGAACGGCAGGTCTTCACCATTCGGAGCAGGCAGGAAACGGATCACGGCATAACCATTGCCGCTCTTATCACACTCCAGTTTCCATTGGCGGTCATCACCACCACCGCCATTGTTATTCATTTTTTCGACTTCCTTGACCAGTTTTGCGGTCAGGTTGCCAAGTTTCGATTGCTTTTTAAGGTCTGCGAAAGACATTTGGATTACCTCGGATTGATTTGGATTCGGGGGATTTACTCGGATAGTATAGCAAGGATGCCCTCAGTCGTCAAGATATTGCTTGAGGGATTCGATTGTTTCTCTCATACTGTCGAATAAAACTTGCATATCAGTCTCTGGTGGGAAACCCATCAGTGCCACTGATTTGCGTAGGTTCTCTTTCATCTCAACCGCTTCTGGATCGTCTGAAAGAGACAATCTAGTATACATGATCCTTTGCTTTTCTAGCAAGGTCTGTAACTTTTCAACGTGTTCCATTTTGGTCTCAGCATCCATTCCACCAAAGGTCAGGATACTGCCATAGATTTCTTCCTGAAGATTATTGATTTCAGTCAGTTCGTCTTGGATAATATCAGATTTGAAAAAGTCACTCATTGATTATAGACCGCAAAATCTTACGATAATTGAACACATCAATATTTATGAACGGAGAATATTTTTTTAATTTTAAACTTACGGATTCCCACACTGGGTCCAAAAGTTGCTTATCAAACTTATTCCCGAACAGGAATATTTTATCATATATCACTAGGGTTTCTAGGGAAATTTTCCCGCCCAGGAACATTTTTAGAACGGGTGGATGACCTTTCGAACAGTCGAAAACACTCTCTAATTCGTTCTCCGAGAACAATTCGTTGCTTTGTTCTTTGAACAAGTAGGTCAAACTCTGTTGTCGTTTCGTCCATTCGGCGTAGTTTCTTTCGCCAGAATTGATAATTTCGCCAATCCATACCTGATTTACACTAGTAGATTCTACAAAGTTTGCGACCAAAAAATTAACAATCTCTTCGTCCTTATATTTACGACTTGTTTTTTCAAAGAAGTACTTATCTTTTCTCTTATTAAAGGAAGTTATAGTAGCACGAACTTTTTTATTATACTTAAAGTAGTCGTATTTTGGATTTGAAAAGTGGTTTTTTAGGGCAAGATATTCACAGTAGACTTCGAATGGTGCCACTCTCAATTTTTTTCATTATAACTATATGTATTATATCACTCTTTGTCTACACTTTCAAGTTTTTTCTTCCAATATTGTTCTCTTTTGCGGGCATTCAATCTCTCTTTGTTTTTAGCACGCCAGGCACGCTCCGTCTCTCTCCTCCTCTCTGCTCTTTTATCCCTCCACCCTTTTACCTTTTCGGGGTTTTCGTGGTAGTATTTTTTATTATACCCCCTCATATATTCTCTTTTATATTTTTTCCTTTCCTCTATGTCTAATGGCAAACTTGAACCGCCACCAATACCACCATCTTTTATATTGATTAAAATACCACCATCACATTTTCTACCATAGACAGAGATTAACCATTCTTCAAAGATGTAGGCATCTTCTTCAATATCAAAATATTTTATAATCTTAATTCTGTCTTTATCGTCAGGGCATATATCTCCGCCACCTCTAATATGAGGATTATAGCACCTTCTACCAATACCTTTACCAACATAATAAGGAGTTCTATCCTCTCTCAAATAGAGATAAACGTAATACATTTCTGCTTTGACTGTCGTTACAGTTATTTATACAAGAAAAGGGTCATAAAGACCCCATTCCGCTTGAATAACGACAGACAAGCACCATTATTTAGTCACTTTCAGCATCGACTAACTCAAGATCTTCAATACAATCAACTGTGACTTCATGGTCGGCAATGCGATACCAATGTTTCATAATTCCTAGAGTATCTTCATATTCACCAAGATACTCAATATCATCGCATTTATTCTCACGCAACCATGCTTGTAGGCGATGGTGCATTAATTCATCACGGGAAATCATAGTGGTAGTTTTGCCCTAGAAGTACGCTTCATAAAGTTGAGACGAGTTGCATCCCACTTTAGTCGTTCCTTCAGGGGTTTAGAAATCAGTTTCACTACTGATTCTACCTCAAGACTATTGATTTCGCAATAGTGACAGATGGCATCGATATAATTGATGTTTTCTTCCGCAACAATTTTCTCAATCTCTAGGGCAAACCTAGAAGGTGTCAAAAATTTGTTTTCTATTGCCTGTTCTAGTTCTTTATTCTGTTCCATAGAGTTCCAGTTTATCTCTAACAAACTTTCTAATGTATTGGGTGAGAAGTTTGATGTACTTTGATTTGTCTCGTTCTTCATAGACGACGCATTCTCCATTTTCACAAGCCATGATGATTACAAGTTTTTTGACTGAGATACCAGTCAGTTCGTACAGCATACAACCATATGCCATGCACTGTACAAAATAGTGTTCGATCCACTTGCGTGGTTTTGGTTTTTTAGAAGTTTTAAAATCGATTATTGCTAGTTCGCCGTCATATTCGGCAATACAATCAACGGTCCCAGCAATGCCCAGTTGCTTACTATATAGGGACCCTTCAAGGGCGTAAATATTATTTATACGATTTAAGTCTGATTTTGAGATCTTAAAGAGAAAATCGGAGATTGGTTGGACTTTTGGTAGATCCTCGTTTTTAAGGTGATGTTCTACCAAAGTATGCATATCCGTACCACGACTTGTTGCTGCGTTTGTGATACGGTCTGCTTCTTCATTACCAACTTTCTTCCGCCAGTTGACGAAAATCTCCTTATTAAAATGACTGGTCACCGATGTAATGGAGACCAGTCGAAGGAGTTCATCTTCATCGGGAACAGAGTAATATCTTACTCCATCAATAGTCTCCCTCTCAAGTTGAGGAAGACTAATATCAACATGATTAAACATTAAAAACCTGCTTC